GGCTGGACCTGTTGATCCTGACCTTTGGTTTCCACCAGCAGAATAAGTTATTGCTGAACCTGTAATACTGTTTGATTCTCCAGCACCTGTACCTGTTCCGTTAAATCCACCGCCATTACCACCTGGGCTTCCGTTTGATCCTTCTGGTGGAGTGAAGCCTCCCGCGTTTCCTGAACCTCCCGATCCGCCGCCAGAATCTCGGCCACCTCCGCCGGATCCGCCCGGTGCCCCGGCAGGATTATTTTGGTGACCTGGTCTACCACCGCCTGATGAAGTGAAAGGTCCGAATACACTGTTACTACCGTTTGGAGGATTATTTCCAGAACCTACTGTGCTAGAACCTGCTCCTACAGTTACAGGATAAGTTTCGCCTGGTGATACTGTAAAGGTTGAAGTTCTGTAACCCCCTGCTCCTCCAGCGCCGCCAGACAGATTTGCCCCAGCAGCCCCACCAGCCACAACAAGAAATGTTACATCATAAGGCCCTTTTCCACCTTGGAATCCAAAAGCCCTTGCTGATCCTGCTGCTCTAGTTGAGATCAATGGCATCTTCTAATCTATCCTCCTATTATGCAAACTGTGTTTGAGAAGCTAACACTGTGAATGTAGCATCTGCAGTTTTTATTACAGTGTATGAATAAACATCTAGTGAGTTGGCATTACCAGAATCTGGAGCTGAACCGCCCTGCCATTCTGGAGTAACTGTAGACCCATCGACTTGAACCACGTTATTGTAATAAGCTGAACTTCCTTGTTTTACAATATGAACTACTGTTAAAGATTCCCCAGAGTCCATTATTGAATTTAAAGTTGTTGAGCCGTCGCCTCTGATGTTTAATGTGTAGTTAGCTGCTGCATCACTTGTAAAGTTTAATACAGCTTGTGTGATCACATCAAAGTTAACTGTTCCTGTCGCTGCTGTAGCCGAGTTTGTTACTTTCTCTGCTGTTTGAATAATTTTAGCAGCACCTAGGTCTATTCTTCCTGTACCTTTTGGTCTTACATTTAAATCAATATTTGAATCACCACCGATTGCTGCAACTTCAGGAGCATTTCCTGTTGCTGCGTTAGTCAATTGAGTATTGTTAACTGCAGAAGCAGTTGTTTGGAAAGTCAATTGTTCATTGTTATTTTCATCAGTGATGTGATGGTTGTCATCGATAATAATGTTGTTGTCATTAGTATCTAGATTTCCACCTAATTGTGGTGAAGTATCTTCACTTATGTCTTTTAGAAAAAATACATCAACAGCATTTGTACCATCAACGTAAATGATGTGAGTTTTACCTTCTACAATAGTTACGCCTGAGCCACTTACTGTTTTGAAAGTTAATGTATTTCCTGATCTTGTTGTTGAGTCTTGTACAATGTAAGTTTTTTCGATTCCATCTGGTACTAAAACTTGTCTAGTTCCTGCAAGAGTTCCTGTTAATTTTAGAACTGCGTTTCTTGCGTTTGACAACGTTCCATTTGTCATTGCAAGAGTTACATCTGATGATGCTACGTCAATTGCTTCGAATCCTGCTACTGCTTGTTGTACTAAGTTTAAATTTGTATTTGTTTTATCGCCCCATGTACCAGAGTTTTCCCCTGTCACCATAAGTTCGAGTTTTAAATCTGTTGAATAACTTGATGCCATAATTTAAGTCCTTTATTAAATATCCTAATTTTATTTCTATTAAGCTGCCTTGTCAACTACCGTCCAAGTTGGACTTGCTCCAGGGTCAACGACAGCCCATGCGTTAAGACCTATTGTACCAGTATTTGTAGTTCCTGTCACTCCCGTTGGAGAAACATTAATACTTATACCAGCTAAATAATCGCCAATAACTATCGGTCCTAATGCTTGACCCGTTACATTTACTCTTACATTTGTGAATGCATCTTCATCGCCTAGAGCAGAAGTTAACTGTATTCCAGATAATGTTAAGTTTGCATTCCCAGTTACGGTTTCAGTGCCAATAGATCCTGTTAATGCTATACCTGTTACATCAACCTCTACTGAAGGAACGGCAACTTCTTCACCACCTATTCCTATATCTGTACCTTCACCTTGACCCCACTGGCCTGCACCCCACGCTGCTTGACCCCATGAAGTTGCTGAAGCTGTTGTTACTTGAACCTCAATTACAGGACCACCAAAAGCGTTATTTACAGCAGTCGTGGCCGTAGCGCTTGTAAACGCGTACGCAGAAGCTTGTCCTAAAGTTCCAAGTGAACCTGTAGCAGAAACACCCGTTGGTGAAACGTTTGCATCTCCAATGTGAACTGATTCGCCAGAAACAAATACTGTAACTCCATCTCCAACACCCCAGAATCCTTGACCCCAAGTTTCAGTGCCCCATTCATCGTTTACTGGTGATGTTACTTCAACGACAACTAACTCACCTGCAAACACACTTGTTTGACTAATTCCTAATGAAACGCTACCAGTTGTGAAGTCGACAGAAGTTCCTGCAACTACACCTTGTAATGTAAGAGTTCTTCCTATTCCTGTTACACTGACGTTTGCGTCTGCTGTATTTGATTCATTTCCTAATGAAATTGTTAATGCTTGGCCTGTTACGGCAACATTTGGATTTGCTAAATCACCCCAGTTACCTGCACCCCAATTTAATCCACCCCAACCAACGTTGATTTCATTTGTTACAGATACTGATGCTAACGATGTAGCAATTTGAATACCAGTTGGAAGAACAGAACCACCAATACCCCATGCTTCTTCTCCCCAATTTTTTCTACCCCAACCTCTGTTGAGAATACCTTCAGCTGACTCATCACCTTGAGAAATAGTTAAGGATACGCCTGAAGGACTTGCAGTTACATCAGCAAGTTCACCCCATTCATTTACACCCCATTGTTTTCCACCCCAACCTGTTTGAGGAAAGGCAGTGACTGAATCTACGGAAGCTGTGATGACATTACTACTTGGGAGTACAACGTTTAAATTACTCGCCCATGAGTTAGAACCCCATGTAAATTGTCCCCAAGTAGTTGCCATTCATATTACCTCTTATTACGCTATTCTAAGTATAGCTGTAGTAGAGGTAAAGTTCGGAAATTGAATTGTAAATGTTCCTGAAGTTGCAGTTTTATCTGAACCAAAATCTAACGCACAAATTGCTTTGTTAGCTTCAGTTGAGTTATAAATTAAAGCACCTCTAGCTGTCAACGTTACTCCTGTGAAAGACAGATCAGCAAAGTCAACGATTGCAACACCATTATTCAAACCTACTTGTTGAGATGCTAGTGTTCCGCCTTTTGCTGCGTATTGTCCTGATGCAGAAACTTCGTTACCAGTTGTGTAAGAAGTTGTAGCTGCACTTAAAGTTGCTTGTGAGGTATATAATGCTAATTTAATAACATCACCACCACTTTCTAAATCGTGTACTCCTTCAAGTATTTGTTGTTTAAAAGAGTTGCATACTGCTTGTGTAATTGCCATAATAATTTCTCCTATTAAAAATTTTAATTGTTGGGTGAAGGCGAAGGGATTTTCAATCTTGGCACTCCATCCGTATACTCGTCTCGACGTCTTCTTCCCATTTGTTCTAACGCGAAACTTTGTATAGCTACATTATACTTGTCCGAGTAGATTTTGTACATATCCACCGGCCCTTTGAGAAATTCATATGCCTGAACCATGACTGCGTAGAATAAAAGGTCAGGAACGTTTAGTGACAAATAAGTCGTAGTATTTGTTGAGGTAAGAGCATCTGGAGTATAAATATAGCTCAATTGAACCTTATACTGAGCGTTTGGTGTTGGTGCTACTAATAATGTTGTTTCTTTCCAGTTAGCATAATATTTTGGAACTCCTGTAGCTCCTGCCCCATTGAATTCAAAAATAAAACTTGTGTCTCTTTTGTCTAAATACTCTTTAGTTGTTGGTGTTTGAGTTGAATCAAATACCAAAAGAGATCTTACGATGATTGATCTTCTTGTTGTTTGACTTCCAGATGTGCCTGATGCGTTTGGTAGATCTAGGTATGGAGACCCAATATTAAAATTAGCTGTAGCATATTCTCTTGTGTAATCAGCATCAACCTCTCTGAATATTCTCATCTCAGCATCTCTAATCATGCTTCCGATAATAGAATCAGTTAAGACTGAAGAACCAACCTCAGTGTAATCTCTAACTTTTTGTAATAATTCTGCAAATGTCATATTATGTTGTTATTGTAACACTCCCTAGGTTACTTTGTAATTCCCTCTTCTGATTTTCTGTATCTGCATCTGTCCCTGGTTGCATACCATTTGATGTAAATTGTCCATCCCATAATGCAGGATTTAAATCAACAGTAACTGGTGCAGCCCTTTGAGGTCTTGCGTTTTGAATAGCTTCAGGATCAGCAATGTGTGGTTTTGGATCAAGCTGAGGATGTTTCTTTTCAAATTCAGATATATGAACTAATGATCCATTCCATTCTTTTACCATTTCTCTATACGGAAATGCTTGACCCGATCTATCTGATATGGATTTTGCATATTTTCCTTTTGCGTAGGCCATGGTTATCCTTGTGGGTAATACACATTAGGAGATATATAAACAGAAGTCCTTTGTCCGTCTTCTTCTAATGCTCTTTTAAGTTCATCTTCATATAATAATTTTAATGCTTGTATTCTGTCTGGTGCAATTTTTTGTGATAAATAAAAAGCTAATCCAGAAACCATACACGGAAAAAATCTAAAAGGCATATCACTTGTATTTGTGTAAGCACCAACATCTTCAATTCTTGCAAGATAGTAATAAAATATATTTGTAACTGCGCTTGTATCTGGAGCTAAATATAAACTTATTGTTGGTGTAATTTGTCTATCTACATAATATTGAGAGGGAGTACCAGTTGCTGATTTGTTTGGAATTGCAATGTACTCAGATCTTGAAACTTTTGTTAGACTTTGTTGTGTGCCACCAGTTGTTGTTACAACAGCTTCAAGCACATCATTACAGTCACTAGGTGTATTATAAGTTATCGATCCATTAACTAATGTTTCAGTTTTTGATTTTACTTTCCAAAGATTTATTCCACGATTTCCCCATTCAGAAAAAAGCAAGTTGAGACTTCTTCTTGCAGATCTAATATCATTACCAGCGTTAGTTCTTACGCCACATCTTTCGTAAGCTTCTTCAATAACTTCATCAATCGTGATATTAAAACTTGTAGTGCCTGAACTAGCCATTTCATATCCTTACGCTAAGATTGCTTTTTGTAAATGCTTAGGTAATTTTTTTTGATTACCAACTAATTTTCCAGTTTTTGCTTTAAGAGTTCCTGTCATTTTATAATTTTTATGACCGCCACCCATAGCCATTCCACCTGCTCTTTTTTTACCAGCTTGTGCTGTAGCTTTTTTCATTCTTTTAGGGTCTTTTGCATCTTTTACAAAATTGTAGTATTTAGTTTTTTCTGCTTTGTTTGCCATTATTTTACTCCTTCAAAATTTCCGCCTCTGATTGCTATGCCCATACCACCGCACGCAAGTTTCTTTGGCTTGATTGGTTTTTTATTTTTCTTACCGTCTTGTGTAGCTTTTCTCAAAGCTTCAAGATACTTCTTATATTCAGTTGCTTGTTCCATTATGCGTCTATCATACCACCATAGTATAGTTTAGTAAACGCACCCTTTGATGCAAACGTTTTTACATTAGTTGGCTTTCCACCAACTCCTTGAGCTTTGCTTCTTTTCCTTGCAACGGCACTCCTCCTTTGGGATTCTGTCATCCTTGCTGCTTTTGCAGCAGGCACGCATTTTGGGTACTTGCGCTTCGAACCGCTCGCAGATTTTCTCCCACATTCTCGAAAGGATCCGTCCTTTTTCTTTGAACCAATGTCCACCCATTTTTCTGAAAACCATTTTTTAAGTCCTCCTTCTTTCATGCCAGCAGGAACACAATTAGGAACCATTCGGTTACCTTTTTTTTTCATTCCCTTTTGTTCGTAACCAACCCAGCATGTCCCTCTCTTAGACATCAATCATACCTTTATAGTATGCTACACTGCTTTTGTTTGAAACTTCTTGTCCATCTAAATTTTCTTTAATAAGAGGTCCATTGTATGGATCTCTAGTAGGCATCTTATCTAAAAAGAAATCTTGCTTTTGAGGTTTTTCAATTGGTTGATCATTGAAATAACCTTTATTAGCTTTTTTAATTCCTCTTAATGCTTTTGCCTGAGCTGCATGTGCTTTAGAAGCTTTCTCTAATTTTTTTGCAACAGTTACGATTGTACCTTTGTTTGCTTTTTTAGGTCCCCAATCTTTTCTTTTTTTACCAGATGGATCTTTAATTTTACCTGCACATATTTTAGATGCGTAGGCATTAGCATAGGCGCTAGGGTACACCTTAAATTTTCGCTTCGCTGCTGCTTTACCTCTAGGACAAAGTTTTGTCATTTTGTTTTAGCCTCTTTCTGTTATACAACTTTTTAGATTGTATCACTCTTGGCTTAAACAGTAAATGTCCTAGCGAGAGGATTCTTTTTATTGGGTTTTTTGGTATAAACTTTCTTTTTTTCTTTTTTCTTCTCACCTCTTGCACCTCTTAGTTTACCCTCAACCTGCTGTGTCATTTGTGATCTTGAGATTGCCATATTATTCTAACCAAGGTGTATAATTTACCTTGCCCTCTACTCTTTGTGCTCTTAATGATTGATTCCTATTACTTTCAGTTGAATAACTACAATGTATCCATCCCGATGTCGGTTCATTATCACGATAAAATTCTAAAATGAGTTGGTCATAATCAAGTTCATTCTTGATATACAAAGCTAGTTCTCTATTATCTACACCAGGTATTTCAAAGTCCGCTGCAGCAGAACTATTGTCAGCTGTATGTTGGCTGTTAACACTGCTTCCTATTTCTAGGCACAGCTGAGCACAACGGAATCCTGATGATATAATTAATGGTTTTTCAAAATGTGATCTAACTGGCTGAAGTATATTTGTTGCTAATGCTTTTAGATTTTCTATTTGCTGTGGATTAGGATTATTATTTATGCCCTTCCTCTCAGCCACTTGGCTTTTGGTAAGCTCGTCCAAAGTGATGTTTGCAGTTAATTTCATTTTTTATTGTTATCGTCTAATCCTACATATATTACAACACAAAGCAATATAAATGCAATGATGGTGTTAATAGGTAAAAATGGTTCTACAACGTAATTTTCCATTATGGTAATATTTTAACGATTTTCTTTCGATCCATGTATATCTCTGTTTGAGCCTTTACCTTTTTACAAGTGAATACAACTCTTTCAGGATTTACCTCGTTCTGCGCGATACGTTTAGATTTCAAACATTCGCTGAGGTTGTTTTTATATACATGCTCTATCATATTTCCGTTTAACGTTAATATAAGTGCGAATACAGTTTCTATCATTGATGTTTACCACTTCCGTTTCTAATTATTTTTTCTACGTCTTCAGTTAACTTCTCAGTTCTTTTCTTTAAAAATTCTATGTTAACAGCATTGTTTCTCATACCTTTAATTTCTGCTTCAACATCTTCTAATAAACCACTAACGTGTTCCACAATCATAAACAGCTCTGCCTCTCCCGCTGATTGACCTAACTCACCTCTTGGGTATTTAATTCTAAACTCTGAATTTTGTTCTAAATCTTTTTGCATCAACTCTATCTTTGTAGAGTGCTGGTTTAGCTTCTCATGTATACCAAAATAAGCCCAGGTTCCGATTGCGATTATCGTGATCAAACTGGCAACCGTCTTCATAGGCATCTGAACGGAAGCCGATTCTGAGATGTTGAGTGGTTTGTTAGACATCTTTCTCCTTTATTTCGTAAAACATTCTGTCAGAATCCTCTGATACATATCCTTTATTTTCCACATTCCAGACTGTAGTTTGGACTTTGTAGTCAGGCCAGCTGTTATCAGTAGTATAACTACCAACGTTCCAAAGGATACGATTATTAGGCTGAGCTGCATAATTACCGTTAGCAAGAGCCAATATATGTGCACACTTATGTTCATCAGGTATTTCGGAATGTTCAACATCCAGAATGTTAGGTTCTGGATGCGCCCAATCAATTGTGAACTGATATTCTCCTGCATAAAATTTTTTATCTAATCCTAAATATCTACCTTGTTCTCCTATAAGATAATCAAAAGTAGTAACACTAGGATAATAACTAAAACTATTCCAAAGTTCCAGTTCATGCGCTTGCATATCCGGGACATCGGCTCTGTTAAACGATTTTTGGAAAAAAGCACTGATAGGTAATCTCCAAAAGCAAGCACCGTTCGGTAGCATGATATTAAATAAGATCGCACGACCTGGTATCGAGGTGATACCGATGATAACACAATCTTCACTTTCTCCATGATGTTCTTTAAGGTCATAAAGATACTCCTTCCTTAATTTACAATATATCGGAGGTATGTTCGCGTTTAGATATGACATGTTTATATTTATTCCTCCAATAATTTTTTCTTTCTAGTATTCTAATCCTTTTTTCTAATGTTTCAAACCCTAGTATTTTTCTTATCCAGTTTAGCATTTCCATCTTCTTCTTGCAGCACATATTCTTTTATCAGGTGTTTTACTGCAATTAATATTATGCATCTTCATCTGACCTTTTGATCTTCTACAATAAGATGCTCTTCTTTTTGCTGCTTTTGAACCTTTTTTGACTTTGCCTGTGACTGCTGTTTTGAGTTTTGAACCAGGGTTCATCCGTCTATATGCACGAACCCCTGCTGCGGTCATTCCTGCACCAGATTTTGTAGATCTAAAATTTTTTTTATTTTTCGCAGGCATACCGCCTTTAGCGAAACCATCGATCTCTATACCTAAGTCAGCATAGTAATCCATGTTATACCTATGATGTTAATCCAGGTGCTGAATATTTATCTGTTAATAATGTATAAGCAGTAACGTGAGTTTTTGTTTTGCAGAAGATTCCTTTTGGAAATGGAATACCATCTTCTGGAAAAGAAAAGTTAATTACATCGCCTGACGGAACATCTAATAACAAAAGTGTAGTTCCTGTATTTGAAGTTGTTGTTAATTCCAAAACGCCTGCACCACCACCGCTTGATGCAACAATAATTCCTCTTAATCTAATTGGACCTTCAATGATTGCAGTAGCTCCTGCTGCTGCTGTAGATCTTGTAGCTTGTATATCGCTTTTGTATCCCATAATTCTCCTTATTATAAACCCTTAGTATAGGGGCGTAAAGTACGCCCCTATATGTATGATTATTACGCTCCTGGTGAACCGAAGATTCCTCTAGGGTCAGAAAAGCCGAAGCTGTATCTTTCTCTAGCTTTAAATCTTACGTTACCAGTGTCGAAATCACCTTCGATCGCAGTTTTGATTGGCGATCTTACAAAGTGTTTCAAACCGTTAGGCGCATCAGTCAAAATGAAGAATGCATCAGTATCA